AGACTGGTGGTTTAGTAGCGGTAGATTCAGATAGATATATAAATACTGAAGCTGCATCTAGCGCTGGTGGAGGAACTAATGGTGTAGAAATGGATGCATCTAATTCTATTCCTCAAGGAATGACTATTTATGGTAGATGGACTTCTATAAATTTAGCTGGTGGTGAAATTATAGCTTACGTAGGCAATTAATGGCACTAGGATTAGGATCAATATTAAATGTTAAAGCATCATATGATTTAGGTGTTAAAAAACGAGAATTGTTTTTATACCCAATAGAGACCTATCATGCAGAAACAAATCCATGTGGCTTAAAAGGAATTACCTGGAGAGGTGATTTTGGAGCATTGTCAGGAGCTAATTGGGTTTCTTCAAATGTAGCCCCATCAATAAGTAGTGACACGCTTAGATTGAGAGCTAGTGCAGACGATGGGTATGTTTGGATATCTATAGCATGTATTCCGTATAATGTGTATACTTATAGTATTACATTTGATCCTGCAAGTGCAGGTAATGGCACTGGGTGGATTAAAGTAGGACCATTACAAGGAACTTCAGATTATTCTGATCAAAATGCTACTAGTCAAGGAACTACTTATAGCAAGACCTTTACTGTAGGGGATGTTACTAATTTTAGAATATCTTTAGGAGTAGATGACTCTGGAAGAATAATTTATTGGGATAATTTAAAAGTAAATAGGGCGTAGAGAATGTCAAAAGTATTTGGAAATAGACCACATAAAGGTATCAGAACATTTAGTGGTTCCGAAGCTACTAATGTTATATTAGGTCAAGCAGGATTTGATATAATACAAGGAGCATCTGTTAATGGAACTGAAGCAATTGCTGGAGAAGGTGATTATGCAGATGTAAGGATGTGGGTGGCAATAAAGGCTGTAGAAGGCGTTGATGCAGAACTTCAATGCGAAACAGCGCAAGGTGATGACTTTAGTAAAACAGGCGCGTATTCGTCAGCTGGAAGTACTAATAATATGACCTTGAAAGATCAAGACATGATAAATGGATGCTTTACTACAATAAGAGTAACTGGAGCATCTGTTTACGTATTAGCATATAGAGGATAGGAGATAAAATGACAACCGCAAAAACAGGGGTTAAGATTAAAAGGAAAAAATCATCTAAAAAAAGAGATGATTTTAAGATTCATGGCAAAAAAGAAGATTACATGGATAGTTCTGTTAGTGAAGGCTGGTATAATAAGAAATATATAGATAAAGGGGCTGAAAGTATACCTCAGAGTAAACCAGGTTCAGCTGTTCCTGTATCTAGTGGTAGTACATCAACAAGATCACAGGCTCCTACATCTAATCCAATAGCTCAAAAGCCTGGTGCAAAACCTAAGGGACCAAAAGCAGGCGGCAAAGGTTAATGAAAGGTACTATTAGGAACATCATTAAGTATTCATTACATGAATTGAAGATGTATAGTGAGGATGCAGAGGATTTGATATTTAAAACTGGTATGGCTGAAACTGGTTATAGACATTTACGTCAAATAAGTGGACCAGCTTTAGGCTTCTTTCAATGTGAGCCTGCTACTATAGAGGATATATGGAAGAATTATGTTGAATATCGTACTGAAATAAAAGTTAGACTGTGGGAGTTGGGATATAAAGAGAACGCTGATGATTTGGCTTTTATAGGTAATATACCAGTGCAAGTAGCATTCTGTAGGCTTAAGTATAGAAGGGATAAGCATCCTTTACCGCCTAAAGATGATATACAGGCTCAAGCTGAATATTGGAAACGTGTATATAATACCAAGCTCGGCAAGGGTACGGTTAAACATTTTATAGAGGCGAACAATGGTTGAAGCAATTGATACATTAAAAACAAGTACTGCAGGTCTTGGTGGGTTTTGGTTATCCACTTGGTCTATATTGCCAGATTTAGTAAGTCTAGCAGTAGGGCTTACTACCTTAGCTTATTTAATTATTAAGATAAGGAAAGAATTAAAATAGGAGGGAATATGGGGAAAGAGTTGAGCATAAGTAAAAAAGGGGCTGTTAAGAGAGTTATAGTTACTCCTGACAAGCATTTTCCACTAGCTGATATGCCAGCAATAAGAGCATTATGTAAAGCTATTAAGAAAGTCAAGCCTCAAGCTTATATAGATTTGGGAGATGTTGGTGAATGGTCTTCTGTTTCTGCTTGGAAATACAAGCGAAAAGTAGCTCCACCAGTAGAGTTTATAATTAAAGATTTAAAGCAAGATATTAAAGATGTCAATGCAGGCATGGATATTATCGATAAAGCTTTAGATAGCGCAGGTTGCACTGAAAGGCACTTTACAGAAGGCAATCATGATGATTGGGTTAATAAGTTCGTTGAGAAATACCCTTATTTGCAGCAATATAAGCTAAATAAGGTCTTAAAATTAAAAGAACGAGGTTATACTTACCATCCTTTTGGAACGCACCTTAAAATAGGTAAATTATATTTTTACCATGGACATCAATATGGTGGTCAATATCATACTGCTAATCATCTAAGAAAACTTGGATGCAATATTATGTATGGACATTGGCATGATTTACAGCAAATGAGCGTAACTCATATGGATGGTCCTAAAGCAGCCTGGAGTATTGGTTGTTTGAAAAATATGGAAGCAGAGGCTAATGAGTGGTTAAGCAATAGAAAGATTAACTGGGCTCATGCTTTTGCTATTGTTGATTTTTATGATAAAGCTGGCAATTTCACTGTAGATGTAGTGCAGATTATAGATGGAAAATGCTCAATATGGGGAGAATTGCTAGATGGGAATGAATAATGGAACCTTTACAAGTATTAGAACAGTATGGAATACCTTTATGTGTAGCTATTGCTTTTGGTTACTTTATATGGAAACAGAATCAATTCATTCAAAAAGAGCTGATGGAGGAGTTAGAGCAGGATTTTAAGCGAATTGAGATGATAATTATAAAGCTTATAGATCAACAGAAGTTAATGCAAATAGAGCAAAAAGGTATAATGAAGAGTTTTGAAAGCTTAGTAAAGATAACAACTAAATTAATAAAGGAGAGAAATGTTAGTTCCTAAAATGTTTTTGCATGCAGCTTTAAAGTTTGTATTGCCGGAAGTAGTGAAGCTAATTAAACCATTACAAGATTATAAAGATAAGCCTAATGATGCAGATTTAGCTATTCTTGAATTAAAAGAGGATGTTAGTAGTATTAAAGATGCTATTAAAAAACTTCAAAAAAATTCTCATCCAAGAGATAAAGTCGTTGATTGGACAAATGAGATTACATCTGTAGCTACTGTAGTATCTCAAGATAGTAAGAAAATAGATAAATTAGAAGAAGAAATAGCAAGAGTTGATGAATTATCTATAAAATGGTTAAAATTAGATGCTATGATGGGTAAGTTCGATAGAGACCAAGATTATTTAGAGTCTCAAATGGATCAAGTTAAGAGTTTATTAAAAAGAATTGTGGAAGGAAAATAATGCCGAAGGAATCATTATCATTAAATAACTTTGAAGGAGGACTAAATACATGGTCTGATCCTAGAGATATAGGTGGTGAGAATGATAACCAGGTCAGTGGAGCTGTTGGGGTTGATTTAAGTAATCCTGGTACTGTAAAAACTCAAGTTTCTGGAAAAATCGATACAGGAATAAACCTTCAGTCCGTAGGTGGTTACGATGTAGGTTGCGGATTATTTGCATTTAGTGCAGATTATAATAATAGCGGGAGTTATGATCCTACCGATTATTATGTACATACCCGTAATAATCAAGCTTTATTTAAAGAAGCTGATGGAAGTTCGGCATCTTCCCTTACTTTTGCTACAGGCTGGGGTGACACTGATATTAGACCTACTTATTTTATTGCTGATGGTGGAGTAAGAGTATGTGACACTAAGTTTAGCAATACCAATGCTGCTAATGATGTAAAGATGACTAAATTTGTCAAAAATGATAGCTTTTCTAGTTTAGGAACTAGCGCATCTGGCGAATGGATAACAGGTATTTCGGCAACGCTAAATCCTCCTACTGCTCATTATATGACCAAGCTAACTCCATCTGATTCAACAACTTCAAATGCTTGGGGTAATGGTAAAATATTTATAGGATTTGAAGGAGAAGCTAA